GACGCCACCACTATCAAGTCCCGAGATTATCATGATAATTTCAAGGTACGAATCGGCAGGCACTGGAACTCCAGCGATGCCACCGACATGAGCTATAATAGCTTCCAGTCCCTCAAGGAGGAGAAGAAACTAGACTTCACAACACCTGATGACATGCAGATCAATCCTTTCAAACATGAAAATAAGCATGAAAGTGCTGACAATCCGGAAGATGGTCATATGGAAATTTCAAAGAAAACCGTAGAGATCGTCACCGAGAAAATGATCAATGCATCAGTTGATGTGAAGACTAGTCTTGGAACCCTTCAAGGAATCAATGTGTCAAAGAACTATATTATTTCTTTGGCTCATGTGATTCCCACCAAGGAACAAGGAGGACCAATTTTCATCCAAAAGGGTGGAAAGCTTTACGAAGCAGAGGTGGTTACAATCGACCGCCCCACAGACAATGTCCTCTTGAAAGTCACAGACAAAACCTTTCCCCATGGGAAAGATGTGACAGGATGCTTCGTCACTCAAGCTTCCGTATCGGAAGATAATTACTGCCATCTAGGAATTCTGAGAGCGAAACCGTTTCCTTGCTTACACTGGGGAAAGGCGAAATGGAATTTGGATGGAGTCTCCTCGCAAACTTGTCAAAAGTTCATCACAAATGTGATTGAAATCTATTTTGGCAATGCCAGGCCCTTTTCAAGGGATGGTGAATGCGGTTCACCCTATCTGATCAATGATCAGAGATTGGGCACTGCCATTGTTTGCGGGCTCCATTCATTTGCCATTGGAACCTCATCTGGTGTGGCTGGAACATACGTCACTCAGGAATTGATTCGCACGATGATTTCAAGAGATAACAGGCATCAAAACAAGTCATTGGAATTTGTTTTGATCCCTGGTACCTCAAAAATGGGACTTAAGGAAGTGGTAGACACTTTCTCAGAGCCTTCAAAGGGAACCAAAGACCCCTTTCCAGAGAACGACAGGATCAAATACCTTGGAACATTCAAGGGAGCCTACGTTCAAGGAGTACAAGCGACCCAACTGAAAGCTCTGCCTCATCAACTGAAAACTGATGAGCCAAGAATCCCTGCAATTCGGCCCAGGAAGTCGTTTGCACCGGAAATCGTCGAATCATGGGATGAAAATCCCTTCGGCAGAAAAGACCAGGCTTATTCACAACTAGCCAAAATGGTCATTAAGGATCCCAAGCTTGATCAGGATATTCTTGATCACTTGGAGGAAACATGGTTTTCCCATCTGGAGAACTATGCCACCAAGGACCTCGTCCGACCATTGAGGAACTTCGAAGTGGTCAATGGAGTCTCTAAAGGCCCGTTGAGCACCATCAAAGGATTCGACATGAATAAGAGTGTCGGATACACGATGAAGAAGCTCTACAATGTTCGGAAGAAGTCCGAGCTCTATGAGCAAGTTGGAGAACCAGGGCATGAGGTGTACCTACCAAGGGACATCCCAGCCATTGATTTTCTTAATGAGTACATGGAGTATCTGGAGGGAAGCGATGAGACATTCACCCCATATTGGCCTTCAACAGCCACTATCAAGGATGAACTCTTGCCGAAGGAGAAAGTCGAGAAAGGGAAGATTAGACTCTTCTCCAACATGGATTTTCTTCAACTGTTCCCAGAAAAGAAGTATTTTGGATGGGTCATGGGATTTATCATGGCTAACAAAATTGAACTTCCTTTTACTGCTGGAGTCAACCCACTTTATGACTTCAGGGAAATGGGGGTTCGATTGCGTAAGCATCCGAACTACTTCACAGGGGACTACAAGGCTTGGGATAAAACCATCCCCAAGGCAATCCAGAAACTGGCCGTCAGAATGATGCTCAGACTCGCGTCACTTTACTTTAATGAAAAGGACTACCGAGTTGCAGAGCGTCTCGCTAATGGCATGGTTGAAAGGATTGAGGTTCTCAATGGGAGCTTATTCGACATTGTCGGTGGCACTGGATCTGGCATCTATTTGACAAATGCACTAAATTCATTTGTCAATCAAGGCGTCAGATACTATGCCATCATTAAACAATGGCACGAATCGCATCCATTGATTCCGTACCTTACGATGGACGAAATTCTTGAGAACAATGTTTCGTTCGATCATGGAGATGACAAGATTGAGGCCGTTTCAGATCATTTCGCATCAGAGGTGAATTACTTCACCATGAAGGCGCAATGCTCTCAAATGGGCTTGACTGTCACACCGGGCAACAAGGACGCACAAGAGAAACCTTTTGAAGAATATCATGAGCTTTCTTTTCTGTGTCACACGTTCGGTGAATTTGACGGATTTGAGATTGGAGTTCAAAATCTGAGCTCCATTGACCAGGTCTTTCAATACGTTTCCACGTTCGACCCAGACATTTTGGGAGAGTGCCATTACAACGCACTCGTCTCGTGTGCTCTCCACGGAAAACAGGCATACGATGAAAGAAGGAAGATCGCAATGGCTAACGCCAGAGCGCTTGACATCAAGCGTTCCTATCCAACCTACAACGAAGCGATCGTTTTGTGGAGAAAAGAATTGGGCATTTTAAACAGTGTTGCCCCGTCACCTAAGGGTGATAAAGTTGAATTTGAGCATCAAAACATTGAAAGTTTGAACAAGAAACGGACTAAGGACACTTGTACAAAGCACCAAATGGAGAAGCAAAGCAAACAACACGAACAGCGCAAGGCGCAAAGTTACCTCTTCGACAGCCAATCGAAAGAGGGATCAAAGTTAGACGGTAGAAAGAAGGGCAACTCATACATTTACGAATGTGAGTGCTCAACCGTCGTAAAAGAAGCGACAATGGCACAAATCCTGAAGCACAAAGAAAAGTGCGAAAAGCGTGGGTACCTTAAAGGTAGTCTCACTGCAATGCTTCAGGGAGTTGATGTCGATACAAGGAAGCACATCCAAGACACCAACGAACACAAGGAACTAGTCGACCACTTCGGGAGATTCATGTTCGGGAGAGCTTATCCTGACCATGACCTCTCAAAGTACTCACCCATTGAGATGTTTGGTTACACTTTGAACTTCCACCACAATATCGGAGGAGTTCCCTGGACTGAGGCTTTAGAGCATCATTACAGGAGTAATAACCACCATCACCAATGGCACAAGACCGAGGAAACCATCAACCACGATCACATCACCGAAATGGTGACTGATTCTGTGGCTGCATGCCGAAGATGGACCGACACGGACGAACAAGCAATTGAGAAGGTTCTTGCAGGATACAGAGCTATTGATTCTCCCTACAACAAAGGGAAATCAGAAGCTCACCTGAGGGCTTGCTACCAACGATTGCTTGAAGGGCAAAAGAGATACATGCAACACTTGCCTGATCTCAGAAAGTACAAATGTACTGAATGCCCACTGGAATTGAGTACCGCTGTCAAGTGCTACAACCACATGAAGAACTCCCATAAAATCAAGGAGTGCTTTTTGTGTAAGGGCGAGGTGGACCATGAGATCAATTGCGATGTCAGGGCCTACTTTGTCTGCCACTGTGGCATGGAAAACAGTGACGGATGGAAACTGTTCAATCACGCCAAGGCATCACATCCTGACAAGGAGCCTAGTGTGAGAAAAGTCTTTTTGGGTATGCACAGAGACATTCCTGCTATCAACAGGAATACCCATCAGATGGAACGGACAGCAATCCCATCATCAACCGACAAGTCCCAAATGGAAACGATTGGAAATGCTCCAATTGCTCTTGTCCCATTGAGGAGAGGAGGAGTACCAAAGGAAGTGACTTTGATGAGTGGATACACGACTGATCTCAAAGCAGCCGCCTATAACAAGGAGCTGGTTGAGCTAAGGACTGTGTCATCATCAGACATTCCTGGAACTCCACTGATCAAGATTGGATATGGAGATTTGGACAAGATGTCTATGCCCCAAAGAGTATGGGCATGGTTGCACAAAAAGATCGGAGGAACATTCGTTTACGAATTCACCTTCTTTGGAGCCACCAATATTCTTGGTTCCGTGATCTGTGCCTGGGTTGAAGACATCGAGGCAGACTACGACGTCGCAGCACTGATGAGGAGGAAAGGACATTCAATTGTCAAACTCAACTCACAGGAGCCTGGTGACATCCCCATGAAGGACACCGGAGAACTTCCGGTTGCTAGGTTGACAGCACCTTTGGGAACAGATATTCAAGACACCAAGGGAGGTATCATTGTGGCAGTCTATTCGACTGTGAAGAACACAATTGCTGACCCTGGAACTGTTTCCTTGGAGTATGCTTACACCAGTGACTGGATGATGGATGTGACAGTGACCACATTAGACGACGAGAAGTTGGCTCTAGTTGACGGCTTGAGAACAAGCAGAAATGTCAGCAAATCGGAAGCAACTCTAATTGTTGGCCTGACTGATGTCCTTGGAAGACCGTTAATCACAAGTGGTAGTTCATTCTACCTTGACGGACCCTACGAGGTGACTCAGAGCAGGCCACCAGTTGCATTCCTTGGAAAGACAGAACTTGTCTTTCCCGTGGCCAACGAAGTGGATAATATCCAGCAACCCGTGCATTTTCATGCAAGAGATGTTCCATCCAAAAGGATGGAATATCTCTGTGGATATTCTCCCTATGACAGAACGCAGAGGCTTTCCGGAGAAGACATTGCAAGCTCATTGCCATATGAGTATCAGTCTTTCATCGACTATGGTGATTTCGAGACTGGTATCTATGACGGTGTGTACCGATGGCTTTTCTTCTATCGAGGAAGGACTGTGGTCGTTGAAGCTGGCAACCTCAAAGCAGCTGGTGCCAGCCCCAATGACTACGACTTTGCGTTAGTGAGATCAGGACTCTCAGGCAACTACCCCTACAATCTTCATCCTTTGGGATTGAAGAGAGTCTCTTTCGCTAAGAGAATGAGGGTACCAC